CGGATGGTTATTCGTGCGCTGGGAGACGGCACTTCCATCGGGATTCCGCTCGGCGCGACACAGGGCAGCATGAGCGGCCTCGGCTATAGCCAGAGCTGGACGCTGTCGAATGGTGCAAACGGTGAGCTGTATCTCTCAAAGCTCGAAAAGCAGATGCTCGGACTTGGCAATCGTATCGGGTCTTACAGCCCGGTCGATGAACTTGTTCCGACCATTGAGGAGGCGACGCCATGAGAGGAATTACAGTGACGCTGTATGAGCAGACGCAGACAAGCACGGATCCGTTCGGTGCTCCGGTATACACGGAAACGGCAAAGAGCGTTGACAACGTGCTGATCGGGGAACCGTCAACGGATGACATCACAAGCAGCACACAGCTTTACGGCAAAGTGATCCGCTATATGCTCGGAATACCGAAGGGCGACACGCATGACTGGCAAGACAAGCACGTCAGTTGGACGGATGCCTATGGCATCGAGCATCATGTCAAGACGTTCGGCTATCCGATCACGGGCGTTGAGTCACTGATTCCGACTCCGTGGCATATGAAGGTCAGGTGCGAGGCTTATGGCTGATAAAGTGAAAGTCGAGTTGAATCTTAAAGGCGTTAACGAGCTTATGAAATCGGCTCCGATCCAGTCCGCATTAAAAGCAGCCGGAGAAGCTGTTGCACAGCAAGCCGGAGGCGGAGCGCACGCCGATTCAACAAGGACGATTAACTGGATAGCTGTCCAGGATATCAGATCTGACGATGAAAAGGACTTGAACGCACTTATCTCCGCGGTTTCGTCCGTGGGACTGAGTCTCAGAAAGTAGGGGGTAGGCAATGATAGAAAAAACAATACTGGATTATATGGCGGCTCAGCTGGCTCCAGTTCCTGTTTATATGGAAGTGCCTGCAAATCCTCCAGAGACTTTCGTGGTCATCCAGAAGACGGGCGGCGGACTCACAAACTGGGTCTACAGTTCGGCGTTCGCAATTCAATCATATGCTGGCAGTCTTTACGGAGCTTCACAACTTAACGAGTCCGTGAAAGAGGCGATGCTTGGCATTGTCGAACTCGATGATATTGCATCCGTCAGGCTGAACAGCGAGTATAACTTCACAGATACAGCTACGAAACATTACAGATATCAGGGCGTTTATGACGTCGTACACTATTAAGAAAGGGCAACAACATGGCAAACGAAGCAATCGCTACAAACGTCGCTGCGGGCAAGCCGAAACTGGCCGGCGCGATCTCTTTTGCCGCAACATCAACCACGCTGCCGACTTCAGCGTCAGAAGCGCTTGACGCCGGTTTTGTGTCTTTGGGTTACTGTTCCGAGGATGGTCTGACTAATGCTCAGGACAGATCCAGCACGGACATTAAGGCATGGGGCGGCGATGTCGTTCTGAGTGTTCAGGATGAAAAAACCGATACTTTTAGTTTCACGCTTATCGAATCTCTTAATACAAGCTCACTGAAGGCGTATTTTGGAGACGATAACGTTACCGGCGATCTTACCAACGGAATCACCGTTAAAGCAAACAGCAAGGAACTTCCGGAGAAGGCATGGGTCGTTGATATGATCCTGCGCGGCGCACTCAAGAGGATCGTGATCCCGAAAGGCAAAGTAACAGCTACTGAGTCAATCACCTATTCTGACGGCGCGGCTGTAGGTCTTGGCGTAACTGTTACCGCTTATCCGGACAGCTCTGGCAATACTCATTACGAGTATATCAAGAGCAATTCCACAACGTAATTATGAGGACGGCGTCAGGTTTTGAGTTTGAAATCGAAGACGGAGTTCTTGACAACATGGAACTCCTTGACGCCATCGCGGAACTTGAGGAAAACCCGCTCAAACTGACAAAGGTCGTGAAGCTCCTCCTTGGAGAAGAAACCAAAGAGAGGCTTTACGACCATGTTCGGAATGAAAAGGGAAGAGTTCCGGCGGAGGCACTCTCGACAGAAGTTGCCGATATCTTCAAACTCTTAAATGACAAAGTAAAAAAATAATGCTCCTCGCGGCCATGACCGCAGTCGACGAGGATGCTTTGATATGTGATTTCGCCGAAGTATATCACATATATGACTACAGAAAACTTCCGCTGCGTTATGCGGCGATTCTGGCGTGCGGTTTGAGAGACGATTCACGGATCAAGATGGCGGTCAGCGGTTCTGTTGCTCCGACCGGCATCCTTTTGCAAGCCATTACGGCGGATGCGTTGAATTGGCTTGTCTGGTCGAAGACGAAGGACGCTCAACGCAATCGAAACAGACCGAAGTCACTTTTTGACCTTATCACGCGGAAACAAACGAGCGATATCGAAGCGTTCAATTCACCGGAAGAATTTGAAAAGCGCCGGATTGCATTGATTAACGAGGTACAAAATGGCAACTGAACTTGCAAAAGCATATGTGCAGATTGAGCCGACTGCGAAGGGCATCAAGGGCGCGATCGAGAAGGAATTAAACGGAGAAGCAAGTTCTGCCGGTAAGTCGAGCGGCGCGAGTTTGGGCTCCAGTCTTATATCATCACTCAAGGGCGTCATTGCTGCCGCTGGCATCGGAAAGATCATCAAGGATTCATTAACGGCTGGCGGAAACATTCAGCAGAGTTTCGGCGGTCTTGACACGATCTACGGGGAAGCATCAGCTGCGGCGAAAGAATACGCGATGCAGGCGGCTGCTGCCGGTATTTCTGCAAATGATTATGCTGAACAGGCTGTCGGTTTTGGTGCGGCTTTGAAACAGGCATTTGAAGGCGACACGACGAAAGCTGTCGAAGCGGCAAACACGGCCATCATGGATATGACCGATAACGCTGCGAAGATGGGTACTCCGATTGAACAAATCCAGTCAGCGTATGCCGGTTTTGCAAAGCAGAACTACACCATGCTCGACAATTTAAAACTCGGCTACGGTGGCACGAAATCCGAAATGGAGCGTCTGCTTGCTGATGCACAGAAGTTGAGCGGAGTCGAGTACAACATTGATAATCTCGGCGATGTTTACGACGCTATTCACGTTATCCAGGAAGATCTCGGACTGACAGGCGTTGCGGCACAGGAAGCGGCAACAACCTTTAGCGGTTCATTCGGAGCGATGCAAGCGGCGGCGCAAAACGTCCTTGCGACACTGTCCACGGGCGGTGACGTATCGGGCGCAATGGCACAGCTCGCAAGTAGCGCGGGTACATTCCTGTTTAACAACCTCATTCCGATGATTGGCAATGTAGTGAGTGCCATTCCGTCTGCACTCAGCGGATTTATCCAAGCCGCCGCGCCTGCAATTGCAGAGGCGGGCAAGGGTATTCTTGATAATCTGATGGGTGGAAGCGATGAGGACATACTGACAAAGGGCGGCGAGATTATCGTCAGTCTGTACACTGGTATGCTCCAGAAAATCCCAGAAATGGCGGGCAACGCTACGCAGATTGTCGAGGCTATTTCCACATACTTACAGGAAAATATACCGACCATTGGCGAAAAGGGTGGCGAGATCATGGAGGCAATCGGGCAGAGCCTTGTTTCTAATCTGCCTAAGATTGTAATGTCGATTGGCAAACTCAGCTTGACGATTCTCCAAGCGCTCGCAAGGCTCATTCCCGTGCTGTTAAAAGCCGGTGCGAACCTTATCGGCGGATTAGCGCGTGGTATGGGTGGTGGCGCTCTTGGACTCATCCGCTCTGCAATGGCACGGATTAAGAGTGCATTAGAGGAGCCGATACAGAACGCCAAGGACACCATTAACGGAGTTATCGAGGGCATTAAGGGATTTTTCCCGCTGTCAATCGGTAACATTTTCAGCAACTTCAACCTCCCGCACATAAGCGTTTCTGGAGGCTCTCCGCCGTTCGGCATAGCGGGCAAGGGTACGCCCCCTAGTTTTTCCGTAGACTGGTATGAGAAAGCTATGGAACAGCCGTATATGTTCAACCGCCCCTCGCTCATCGGTGTAGGTGAGGCGGGCGATGAGATGGTATACGGGCGGCGTGCGCTGATGGAAGATATACGACAGGCATCTGGCGGCGGTCGGAATGTGACCGTAAACGTAACTGTAAATGGAGCGGA